ATTTTCTGTACAGTAAAATCCGCAGCAGTCGTGAGCGGCAATGAACAAAGCACCGTCAACTTCTGGATGGTTCCTTTATAGGGGTAGACGATGGGCCAGAACGTACCCACAAAGATGATTGTACGCGTATCCTTGTAGACAACCGTATCCTTATAGGTCAGATCCCCATCTGTATTTTCCCCCAGATGGTTGCCAATATCCTTGCCGCCGATTTTCCGCAGCGTCAGCACCGCTGTTCCATCCGTATAGGTGTCGCCTTCCCCATAACCAACCGGTTCGGTACTTCCGGATTTACCGGCTGCCATGACTTCCCAAAATCCCCAGCTCGGAATGGTCGTCGTCCGGAACACATCCTGTTTGCCATAGACAGCACCCGGCTGCCACATATTCCAATGCGCCTTGGTGTCCGCATGGGTTATCGGTAATGCATTCTTGTCCAGTTCCTGCAGGGCACCATTGAACTGCTTGGTCAGCAGCGGCTGGCTGCCATCGAGGAGCGGGATATTCAAGTTTTTCGTTGTCGTCATGGGCTGACATTCCTTTCTATAACTTTCTGGCCATCCCAGGTAAAGTACGCTATGCCACCATCTGCTGCATACCGGCCAAACACAAATCCAGGCTGCATCGTATAGATTTCATAGGTAACTTTGCCTGTAACCCGCATGATTTTACCTTCCGGCAGCGTAATGATTGGCATATCTTTATACAGGATTTTTTGCGTCGTATCCGGCACCAAAATACCATCGGCAAGGCCGGTTTTGCTAAGCGCCAGCCCCTCTGCCTCTGTTTCTACCGCTGCAATCTCCTGCGGTATGTTCCAGGCAAAGGTTCGGACCTGTGGCTGGTAAGACAGCAGTCCCTCTTTACGTGCATAAAGTTCGATACGTGTATCGTCCAGGATATCGGTAAAGTCCATGCATCGCTGCTCCCACGTAAGGATTGCAGGCGATGCCGCAAAGACGTAATCTTTGGATTCTTTCCCAACCAGCACCCGGAGGACATAATCCGTGCCTTCGGCTGCAGCAAACGCCTGCTTTGTCCAATATTCCTGCGTGTCATCCTGCGACACGGCACCAAAGGACTGTCGGTTGTTACGCGATACAAAGGAAATGGATAAATCCCCGGCCAGCGCATCCGTATGGACCACATCCGTCTGCAGATACGCGCTGATCCGGATGCGGCCTGGAACACTTGGCAGCTCAGAACGTCTTTTTGTTGTAAGCTCCCGAACCTTTTTGGCATCAAAGGCCTCCGTATGATTGACCGTAGCGGTCGTTATATTGTAATGCTCGGTCGCCTTATAGCCCGCAGTTACGACCGGGCCTCCGGTTGTGACATTGGCATAATTTCCATTGCGGATAAAGAACGTATCCGCCTGCGCATAATGCTTGGCCGGTACCGTGTCACATACACCCCGCAGCACGCCTTTTACATACCAATGTCCATTCGGCAGCTGCGTCAACGTACTGTATGCCATGATTTCATCATCCACTACCAGCAGCCGGCTGCCCTTACGGGCCACTGCGATATCGACCGTACTGCTCTCCAGCGCATCAATGCCGCCGAGATCTGCGAGCTCGAATCCCATCACATCCTCTACATCGCTGAATTCAGCCACATTATACGTCAGCCTGCCAGCCGCAGACCACTTGCTCATACTGCTGGTAGTGATAAAGGCTTCGCCTTTCTGCTGGCGCCACACGGTCCAGGACTGCGTCTTATCATCCGACTGTGCTGCAAAAGCAGCCACATAGGTATCCTGCGCATTCACCAGTTCATACGGCAGCTCCATATACCGAAAATCTCGTACACCCGCTGGATATTTGTCTTCCGGTGTCCATTCCGTACTTCCCGAAAACCCAAAATCCGTCTTAGCTAGGCCAAATACATCCTCCACGGCATCCAGTGTGACCTTGCCATCGGTAAATTCTCCCAAATCCACATTTGTTAGTCGCAAAATCATATTCTTTATGCCATAAGGATTCCAATTGAGTACGACCACATCGCCAATCCTGAGATTTGCCAGCTGGCGGTTTCCTTCGATATTGACGGCCGCCAGCGGATAGCCTTCCGTATTGAGTTCCCGTTGCGCAGCCCAGCGGGCATTCTGGGCTGTGGTGAAATACGTATAGTCATAGGATTTTACGGTCTGGGTACCGGAATTGATTTCAATGTTTGCGGGGTCAATATCCGGTACCGTACTTTCCTCGTATTGATTCGAGCGGTCTGTGTAAGAAACGGATATCTTCGATACCGTCTGTGACCAGTCAAGCCTTGTAAACTCTACCTTACTGCAGTTCGAGACATTGAGCCGCAGACAGGTATCGAGGTCATAGTCATCCCGGATGAGCCGGAACGTGAGCTTCCCCGTTGCAGGATCCGAAAACTTTACTGCATTGATATGCTCGCAGATTTTATCGATAAGCGTCTGCGCTTTCGTGACATTCGTAAGTTCAACGGATATCCCCACGCCTTCCGCTGCCAGCGTCTGGCCGACTTTTATGAGGGAATCTTTATCTATATTATCCGGTTCCGCAAGTCCCCAATCCTTGTTCGTCTGAATCTCATATATAACTTCCGCTGGATTTGCATCTTCCCCGACCTGCCCCAGGCCCAGGGTATCCGGACAATTCTGCAGTTCAATCCAGGTTTCCGGAATTGTTGCCTGTTTGCCTACATAGGCTGTCGGAACGACAACGCTCACGAACGGACCATAAGCCGGCGTAAGGCCGCGAAGCTCTGCCTGCACACTGTCCTTGCTCATCTGCTCCACCATCCACGGATCCGGCTGCTCGCTGCCACCAAGATACGTATGGAAATGACCGCTGAAACCACCGTTCTCGTCGCAGCCGCCAAACAAGTCCGGTTTATCGATATCGATGTCCAGCATATTCCCCGCCTGCCCGCTGCAGCTTACATCCCCCTCCCAGGCTTTTTTCTGCCCCATATAGATGCTCCGGATGCGCATATTTTTCCCAGACCAGGCCACCAGAAACTGGTACCCTAAATAATATTTAAACCCCTTCTGAATAGTGGTCTTGAGATTTCTTCCATTTATAAGCCAGGAGAGCAGCCACATAAAAAGTGAATTGATCAGCGGCCCAACGGCCATGTCCTTGCCGAAGATGGTAACCTTCGCATACCCGCCTTCACCTCCTGTGACCGGGCCTCCGCCATCCCCCTTGGTGGTGGCCGGCGATGCAATGTATTGCGCAATCAGCGAAAAAACAAGTGGCCATGCAGAAAAATTCGCATGTGCCGCATATTCCTCGGTGTATATTTTTGCTGAGAAATCTCCGAAATAGCTCACAATCGGCGATTTCACCAGGCACCTTCCAAGTACTACCGGAATCGGGCTGCCAATCTTCGTCTGATTCGCTCCTACGTTCAGGCTGTCCGCGGTATTTCCTTCATCACTACTATTCGACCCCTTGCCAATGAACGCCATGAGCAGCGTGGTGATTCCCCAGCCAACATATTTATCAAGATTTGCCATAATACACCCCCTTAAAGGTCAATCGTTCCGATGAATCCATCCGTGTCGCGACGAATAACCAGGCTGTCCACCCAGTAAGCGCCCTGCCCGGTTGGATTCTTAGTAGCGTCCGTCGGCGCCACATAGGGAACGCCACTGAAATGCAGCGTATTCTTATACCGGAGCGCACAGGTGCGAAACAGAGTATCACAGCCCGGCAGCACCTGCACGGTATTGTGGGGAATATTCGTGAACGGATACTTGATTTGGATCTGATTTCCCTTATGTGCAAAAATCATCCGGACATTATCGTCATAATACAGCCGGCCACCCGTAAAATAGCCATCCGGATATTCCGCGAACTTACTGGAATACAGGATGGTTTTCCCGTCCACTTTATCCAACATGGCGGAAACCAGATAATCTGCACGCTGCAGGCCGCAGTTATGATCGAAAATCACATGGTTACAATAGTACTGGTTCATGCCGTTCGGCAGTTCTTTATTCAGCCAGGAATCCATATTGGCCGTAAGCTCACATTCGGAATCCGAGAATTTCGCCTGCCCGATCTCTACCTGCAGTACTGCGTCAAATTTGCTTAGGTCTGGTTCATGCAGACGATATATGCTGCAGGTCACCGGGATTTCCGGCGGTGCGCCCTGGAACAGCTTGGCAATCGCGTTATCCTTCGACACTTTGATGGTGCAGTTTTCGACGCTGCCGGAATTCCCCGGCTTGATGGCTCCCCGGGATATGACCTCGGCAAAATATTTCTCTGTCCGGGTAATGCCGCTTTCTGTGATGGGAATCTCAATATCGTGCGCCGCACTCGTATACAGGTAGCTCATACCCGCATGGATAAATTTATAGCACTCCACTGGAATCCCGTCCTGCTGGGAGTCTTCATATTTTGCAATATTTCCCATTAGGCATCCACCTCCTGAAAACCAATCTGCATCGTAGCAATCTCATTGGTCTCATAATCCGTAATCAGGTCATCACTATTAAAGCGATACCGACAGAAGAAAGATACAAGCCGTACACGCACTTTCTTGATATCGTGTGTAAGCGGGCTGTCCAGATAGATTTTCCCGTAAGTGGCCGTATCATCGAGGGAATAGCCTGCTACCTTCAATATCTCGCAGGTCCCGTCATAGTAAAATACAACGATGGTTTTCCGCCTCGAGGATTTCTGATAGTACTGCCAATAGCCGGTGAAGGCCGCCAGCAAATAAATCTGCCCCGCCGGCTGGTCACCCTGCAGCTCGATATCGTTAAGCCAGGTCGGCGACCAGAAGGACTGCCATTGTCCTTTCCGGCGCATGAAGAAGCGCTGGATATTACTGGTTTCTTCCCGGCTAAAGGATACATAGTCTCCGGTCCAGGACTCGGTCGGATTATAGGATTTCAGGTCAAAGCGGAATACACCGGCATTGTAATCGAGCCGGTTGGCATTGCGGGTGAACTTCGCACTCATATCCTCCTCCCACTGCGCATAGAAGCGCCATACCTCAGCTCCCATATAAGACGTCGGCAGGCCCCCGATAAGCCTCGATCTGTATGGTAAGGGCTCATCATGATCTACATCGAGAGCACTCGGAAAATCCGGTGCACTTTGGTTCTGCGTAAGTTCCAGATTGATGGTCATTTCGCTGCTGTTTGCATGGATATTCGTAAAGCTGTCATCCTGCTGCAGGATGCCGTAGGCTACCGGCAAAACCACGCTGCCCGGGCGCCAATCTGTCTTTAATTGCTTGGCCAGCCCCAGCACACCATTGCCCGTCAGATATTTGAGATCGTATTTCACTCCGCCCGGCTTATCTCCTAGCCATAATTCCATGGCCCCGATATTTCGAAAGGACCACATGACATTCGTTGGAATCTGTATGCTCGCCTGCCCCTTATATTGCTTTTCTTTTAAACGCCAGCCTGCGTGCCACAAAGGGAACTGGATAAGCTGGGTCTGGGCACTGTAGATGAGCATCCGCAGGTACTGGCTCTGCCAGGAGTCCATGCCCGTGTAATCATAGGCCAGATACCGGCGCGGATTACTTCTAAGAGCCATACGCTGTTCGGTGCCATCCCAGGCCGTATGGAGTTGTGTAAGATAGGATATTTTTTCCGTTATTTTCTCGCCCATGGTTCAGCCTCCCCAGTTTGGCGACAGGTCAAAGATTTTATCATCCAATTCAAAAGTAGTACTATGCTGCAGCCACTGGAACATCTGCCAGAGCATCCAGGGTTCATAGCAGTGCTTGTCGGCTTTTAGCATCGATGCTGTAAGCAGCGATACCATGAGGTACTTGCCCAGTGCGGCCATCATGGCAGCCCTTGCCTCTTTTTGCGGTGTACCTACAATATCCGCTGCTTCCGGCAATACATTTTGTGTCCATACTCCATCGGCTGCGAGTGTACCTATTTTCGCGGTAATAGCTTTGCGCAGATCTGCGATTGCGTTGTAAGCTATGTCTTCCAAGCCTCCCGAAACATTGTCATCTGTGACAAGCCAGCTCCGCATATGCAAAAACAATGTGTGATAGACTGCAGATAAATAACGGTCGAATTCACCCCATGTGATGCTGCATGCAGCTGCTGGTCTTGCAGTTTCATCTTTTACCGCCAGCAATTCCGCATCCATGAAGGCACCGCCATCAAAATAATACGCAAATTGATGACTCTCAATCACAGCTGCAGCCACCCCTAATTCCGACCAGGTTGTCACCCGGCGCGTCGTCACATTGCCCTCTGCATCCCGGATAGTAAGTTTTTTCATGCGGATGTTCCAGATCCATTGCCAGCCCTCCTGCAGGGCATCCCATGCCACTGGCTCTGTCGTACCCCAAAGGATTTCCAGGGCAGACATAAAGTCCACGGTAGCCTCATCGCCATAAACGATGATATCTCCATCGACTCCAAGAGAGCCAAGCGGTTTCAATCGGACACGAAAAAACGGCTCCGGTGGTCGAGCTAGACTTTTGCTCATGCCACCAAAAACGACATTATCCTTTATGATTAATCCTGTAGGCAACACATCACTTCCTGACTATAAATTAAGCCACCATATTTCTATAGTGGCTTAATCGGGTTTACTTGCTGCTATGCGTCCAAGCATCCAACAAGCAGAGAATAATAATAAAACCCATGATTTTGTAGTACATTTCGTACTCCATATGTGTACCCCTTTCATGCAGATAGATAAAATTTATCTGTCTACAAAAAAGAGTACTACGTTTAAGTCTCCCAAAACTATCGTTTTTTTTCCATTTACGATGTCCATTATGGACATCCTCATTGCTGTACACTGAATCCATCCATGCCATAAATGCCGCGCCGGCGTGTATATGGAAATACCTGATGCAATACTCCAGACTGCGGATAGCTGATTTCATAGGTCTGCCCGGGTGCCACATTGCGCATTGATATAAAATACACGCCTGGCACATAGCCGACCGGACTGAAATTCCGCAGACCATCTGGATCGCGCAGCACATACGCCACCAGGTTCATATTCACCGTGATGCAGTTCAGCGTATTCACATTCCGGCCGCTGTCCGTACTGTTTTGACTCTGCAGCTTACTGTAATCCGGAATAAATGCGTTCCACTTTGCTGTTGGTACTTCGCTGGTCTTGACGGGTAAAGCCAGTTGTTTGCCTGTATAGGCATAGCTGATATTCGATGTGTCGTTCGGCCCGGCCGATGCCCAGAGTACGGATGGGTTTCGCAGCGGCGCTGCATCGATGTCCGCCCTTAAAAATGTTGCTGCATTGGTCGTCATGGAAAAAAGCGGCACACTTTCCGTCTCTATGGTCGTAGCATCAAAGGTCTTGGATGCTGTGAACATGTTAGAACTGTTGCGGCTGCCGGAAAAAATCAATCCGCCATCCCAGTCGCCAACTTTCTGCAGCGCACCCAAGGCAAGGTGCTGAAATACACCATCCGTTTCGACACTCAAAACGAGAAGTGGCGCCGGGTCCGTAATCGCATTGCAATAGAGTGTATGACTGCCCGCCGGATTGACTGGGATGCCAACGCCGATAATTTCCTGTGTACCGGCATGCTTTGGCGCATTCGGCTGGTCGTACCAGTAACCAGAGGCCGGCTTATCCGTATGGGCCGTACTGGCCACCAGGCCGATACCATAGGCGTTGTTGGTATTCAGCTGGGACGGAAATATTTTCTTGCCACCGGCTGTCCGGAACTGTCCAAACACGCTGCCATCTGCAGATTTCATACTCAGCAACACGCCATCCGTGTTTCCGCTGCCATCGATTGGCAGGTCCGCAATGCAGTTCTGTAAGACAATCCAGCCATTCGCCACCGCAAACTCACTGACCTTCGCCAGAATAGCTGCAGCGTCCAAAAGACCGGTATATTTTTGATATGCCATATTCATTCCTCCAATCGGATTAAGAGATTCATCATCTTTGATATTTTTTCTATGCGGCGTTCTTCGGCTAACAGAGCATCCGGATCACAATCATAGACAATACCCGCATGCCCTGGGATATGAAACTTACGGTCTTCCCAACCATTCGGGATGGACAGATATTTCTTGCCGCTGATGGTAATTTCACCGTACTCTTTCATGGGCCGGCTTGGAAAAAACATATACGGAAGCTTTCCAATAATCCCCTGGCGTTCAGCGTCCATCTGCAGGAATTCCAGTGGCTCGAGCTTCAACTGTTCATAACCATGTGTGAAATCTTCGATATTGTTTTCTGTTGGCCGAATACGAAATTTTATGCTTTCCGGCCGCGCTGGTTCCTGTCGTACAAAATGGTAATTCGTGACATACCCGCTGCATACATGGTCGGCAACCGCTGTAACGCCCTGCACATAATTTGCATATCCCTGCCAGGTTCCATCCGGCTGGCAAAGCATTGCCTGCGTGGGAATCCCAGCAGCGTCTGCCGCAGCGGTTGCAAACGGTGCGATGCCATGCGTAAGGCTCCATTGCTGTGGACGATAATCCAGCCGCATACCTACAACAGGTACCGGACTTTTCTGATTCGACGAATACCAATAATTCCCTCCGATCGAAGCAAATCCCGAAGTTCCACCAATAACAGCCGCCGGAAAAGCGTACTCACCGACATCATAAGGCTCAAATTCTCCAATGAATGCGCTGTCCCAAACTTCCGCATTGTTCATGGCGATGATGAGCCGCTGCGCATCTTTAATAAGCCAAAACTTAAATACACCAATTGTTGGCCCAGTAAAATCCATGCTTAACGCAGGATACCCACAGCCCGGAAGTAATGGTGGATAGTAGTCCGCATTGCTGTCCCCCTGCCTGTATTGCAACGGCCGCAGCTGAATACCAGAAAAATCCATGCCGCCACCCTGCTCATGCCAGTCGAGGTCTGCTGCATATTGCTTGAATACGCCAAGGTGCAGCACCTGGGCAGATGCCTCGAAGATATCCGGTGTATCTGTAAACGGCATTCCTCCCACATCAAAATTCTGCCCCGGCCTGTTCAGTCCTGCAGCAGACCATACGAAATATGTG